GCATAGGATATGGATTTGATCCTGCTGATACATTCTGCCCTAAAGAACAATATGCAGTCGAAGTGCCAAAAGCAGGATTGCAACAGTTTGTCAATGATGGAGAGTATCTAGAACAAGTCACCATAGGCAATCCTGATGTATTACAAGTGGTTGATACAGATTATTCTGATGATACTATGTTAATAGCAACTATTGATCCATCATTCAATCCAAATTTTGTTGTAGGATTGCAATTACAAACTAAATCTGGACATGAGTTTACACTAAACTTTAATCAAAAGTTTCCAACTTTAATTATACCTCAAGACGCAAAAGCATTGTATGCAAACTGTAGTGATATTATACCCAAACTAGATGAAGTAAAGCTTACAAATGTAGGAACTAACTACAAAGATCCAGTCATTACTATTGGTGTTGGTGATAAACAAAAACAGATTGGAACAGCAACTACAGATAAAGATGGAAAATTAATTAGTGTGAATATAGACACTCCAGTATTGGGTTTTGTGAAACCAGAAATAGTTGATAGTCAAGGAACAGGTGCAAAACTAAGCACATCCTACATCTATACAAGTCCTAGAGAAATCAAAGAGACTAACGTGTTACCATTAACACAATACATTGACTGTGTGGGTCATCCTATGATAAAATATAGAGATGAAGATGAAGATGCATCGTTGCAAGATACTGGATTTAATTTAGTGGATGGTCAAGATACTACAACAACAACTGATGGAGATACAACCACTGTATCTACTCCAACTGTTGCTGACCCTGTATCAACACCTGTCAACCCATCTACACCAACAGAAACACCAAGTGCACCTTCTACTCCATCAACACCTACACCACCGTCAACTCCACCGAGTTCACCACCACCACAAAATGATCCACCGCAACAAGGTGGTTACGGAGGTTACTAATGGCACTTAATCCATTCTCAGGTGGGACTATTGTTAACAATCTCCTACCTAGATTAAGAATACGATATCCAAAGAACTGGGTACAATCTACATCTATAGGTCATATGTTCGAGATGAACAGCACCAGAGATGGAGAATACATACGTTTGCTCAATGCAAATGGTAATTTTTTGAACCTAGATCAGGATCAAAACAACAATCTAGTTTCTTATAATGATACATATATTTTATCAGACCACAATCTTGTTATCAAAATTGGTAAAGATGTGGAGACTGACAGAATGGCACTGCATGTTATTGGCGACGTCAACATATATGTTGAAGGTAATATGCACAGCGAGGTTGAAGGTGATAGATTTGACAGAGTAAACGGTAACTACCAGATGCAAGTCGGTGGTGTATGCACTATTCAGTCAGATGAGAACTTAGCAATACAAGCTAAGAATGAAATGAAATTACAATCAAATGCCTACACAAACAAGACAACGTTCTTGGAAAATGATTTGAGTGAAGGCGGTTCTGTAAAAGAGAACGTAAAGGGTAATTATGAAGTCAAGATACTAAAAGAGTCATCTACATTTTCTATCAATAGTGATGGAGATGTTCGTACTAGAGCAGCAGGATGCAGGTACGAAAAGGTGGACGGAAACTTACTAACGCAAGTTGGTGGTAAAATCCATACAAAGGTAGATGGTGGATCTAAATCATGTATTAATGGAGGTGCATTTGACGGAATGATCTCCTCACCTGATAGTAATGCATATAAATTAAATGTTACTGGAAACATTAAGGGCGATGCAACAGGCAATATTGACCTTGATGGTTCAGCAATATACTTGAATTGATCGTAGAGTTCAATTAACACACATGACACAACATCACATGTCAGTAACAAAGCAAGAAGCAGAATTTCTAAAGAGCATTCTTGCAAAGCATTTAGACGATTACGTCGAAGAACTGGTAAGAGCAGATAGATCAGCAAAAGCAATGCAGCATATGCAGGAGAATAGACAGGCAGGACTAGACCTTATAAGTAAGGTAGAAGAAACAATCAGACGAGCAGCAAGGGCGGGTAACGACACCTACTTTACAAAGTCTGATTGATATGCTATCATTGTACAATATTCTATCCTTTTCATTAATGTTTTACGACGAACAAGAAACACTAGAGAAAGTCATAGTTGACATTCCATCAAGAACATTTACAATAGTAGGCAGTAGCGGTGATACTAAGCAAATCTCATGTAACTCTGATCAGTTCATGAGAGTGCTTGAGATCGTTCGTGAAATGGTTCCAGTTACAGATGTGAGTTACGTTTAATGTCTTATAATCATACATACGCACAAATTAAAGATATCCTTAAATCTAATCCCAAGATTACTAAGGATGTGATGCTTCAAGTTGCTAAGTTAGCAATCATTGAGACTATGGGTTCTGAGTTACCAGAGGGCACAGAAATTACATGGGACAGTAAACTAGGTGATGATCTAATGATGGATAGTTTATCAATGGTAGAACTTGTTATGTTTTTGGAAGAAAGTTTTAGTATTGAGATACCTGACGAGGAAGCAGGAACTATAGTCACTGTTGGTGATGCCTGTGCAGTAATTAAAAAGTGTAAGGCAAACAAAGGAAAGATAAAGAAAATAAATGTAGACAAGTATAAGAACAAACAAACTCCTGTTCCTCATCCAGATAGTCCATTGATGTCTAAAAAACCTTTAGAAGGTATGAATAAAACACTTCCTAGCGATGCAGACTTATCAGACCTTGATTGATAAATTTTGTGATTGGTTTGAGGGTGAGTTTGATAACTGGACACAGGCAGCATCTAATCCTACAAAGTGGGCACATATAATAGTAAAGCACGAGAAGATCAGTGAATACAAATATCACACATCTTCTCGTTACAGTTATATGGACAAACCATATCGAGAACAAACTGTAGATATAGAATATGTTTGTCCTGAGTTGATCATAGTGCATAATCCTGCATGTGATATAGTTTTTAAATGGACTGGTATATATTTTGAGGGAGAATCGGAACCAGACTGTCAATGGAATGGTGAACCGTTGGAAAGTAAAGCAAGATTATATGCAGATGAGTATCATACATGGGATGTAGGATATTGGGAAGGTAGTGAAGGATTCTTTCACTTCAAAAAGAATGTATAAATATACTTGATAGTATTATTGTGGGTATGTAGTGGCAACTCGTAAGATATCCGATTTGACATTATTAGGTGCAGGAGAAGTATCATCCTCTGATACTCTTTTACTACTTGATAACTCAGATCCAACCGATCAAAATAAAAGATCCGCAGTAGGAAGTATTTTTACTGCAGTTCCTTCTGGAACATATACAGCACCTGGCATTCGTTTTGAGGGCAAAACTTCTACTGGTCTGTTTTCTTCCTCACAAGGACAGGTTGGTCTTGCGTTGGGTAACTCTAGACTCAACTTACAAAAAGTTGGAACCACTCTTAATATAGAAGCAAGAGATGATGCTGACCAAAACTTAGACTTTAAACTATCTGCACAGGGAACTGGTAAGATACGTTTGGGGTCTGTTTTAGCAATTAATGATCTTAATTTTATCGTTCCTAACTCAGTTGATGAAACTAAAGTCGCAAAGTTTAGTTCTATAAACTTATCAGCGGGTTTGACAAATACATATGTTTTCCCTTCATTAGAAGGACAAACCAATACAACTGATGAGTTAGTCACATTAAAAACTACTCAGTCATTAGAAAATAAAACTCTTGTAGCTCCTGTATTTACAGGATCACTAACAATAGAAAGTTTTACATCATCTGGTAGTGCAACTCTTGGTGATGACGCAGCAGACAGTTTGACTGTTAATTCTGCTGCAACATTTGCTGCATCAACAACATTTTCTAACTCAGTTATTATGAATCAGGGTGCAACCATCACTGGTAATCTTGGATTGAGTAGCACAACTAACGTTAATATGTCTACTGAAAGAGGAATTCAGTGGTTGGATACGTCTACTGATCCTGCAACAATTAACTTGCAGATGTATTACAGTGCTTTCCAAGATGCTGCTTTTATAACTGCTGTACATCAATTTGGAATTTATGCATCTGAATCAGTCACACTAGCAGATTTTGGTGGCAACAAATACTTCCGTGGGGAAGCTGCGAATACTATCTTATATCATAACAATGCTGCACGCATTACAACAAGTGCAACAGGAATTAACATTGGAGGTGCTATAGATGCTGTCACATCTATCACAGGCAGTGGCGACATCACTATTGCTACTGATAAGTTTACTCTGGCTAGTGCTACTGGCGACGCTGTATTCGGAGGCAGTATACAATGCGGAGGGGACATTACAGGTGGCGGGAACATTACCGCTACTGCAGGAACTGACTTTCAGTTAGGTTCCATTAACTCTGCTAAACTAGGTATTGGTAGAGCAGCAAGCACATATAACCTAGAAGTTGAGGGGTCTATATATTCTACAGGCTCTACTATCATTGCAGGAAATGGATCTGCGGGTAAGTTCATCCTACAAAAGGGTGCTGCTGCTATCGGAACACATTTCACTGATAATGTTGGAACTGATGAGATGGTATTGGATTCCAATGCTAATCTCGGCATAGGTAAAACACCTGGTCAAAGACTTGATGTATCTGGTAATGCCAATATTGATGGAGATTTGGTGGTTGTAACTACTGATCCATCAAACAATACTGGTGGTAAGATTAGTGCTAGAGAGGTGGTTCTTACGGATCCCATCACTGGTAGTCAATCAACCTTAAACTATGCTACTTCTGGAGGAGTTTCTAGAGGAAGAGTGTTCTTTACTAACATGTAACTAATTTAAAACAATGGCGGTTAAACAAAATGGAGTCTTAGCAACGTTTACTCCTACAGTCTCAAAATATACAAACCAAGTTCTTGCATCACCAGGCACTGCTACACCCAATGGGTATAACATTTACACGTGTCCTGCTGCTACATTGATGAGTGGAAAATTATATGTCTCAAACAATACAGGTGGTTCGTTAGATATAGATGTAGGTATAGTAGAGCAGTCAGATGTAATACAACTAGATACACCTGGCAACCAACCTGGTAGTCCTTCAACCTATACTGGTTTTGTTCTTGGTAATGGTCAGTCAACTGGTTATACAACATCAATTTTTGTAGATTATGGTTCTTTAACTGGATCATTTGTAGAAGGAGAGGTAGTATCTTGGACAAATAGTAATAGATCTCCCTCAGCACAAACTGCTATCTTACATAAACATGATACAAGTAATGCAAGATTGTGGTTGAGAAACATGTCACATCCACTAGGACTAGACTTACCAGCTCAAACAACTTTCACAGGTGCGGGCGGTGCAACATGTCAGGTAGGTCCTTCAAATGCAGGAACTGGTGGCACTGTAGGATGGTCAGGTTTAGTAAGATATTTTGATCCTTTAAATGGAACAATATATCTTTTAAATCATGAATTCAGAAACAATTTAGATTATGCACAGATATATGATGCTAATAATCAGGTTCGTGAAGAGGGAAACAACAACATTGAAAGATCCTTAAGTAGATTTTGGAGACCTGTTGAAGCAACACAGACCAAATATGATAATGTAGGAGGAACAACAACTCCACCAACACAATTTATTGACAATAACACTGTTGAATTGCAAGTAGCTTCTGTATCACAGGTAACTACCGAACAACTTATTGTTAATGGATTCCCACTTGCGGACAATTCAGTCAAAGAGATAAGTGGAATTGTTCTTGGATCTTATCAATCAATTTATGTTAAATCAACTGGAGCAGTTACCTTCACCTTAGTAGGATTTGAAGAGCAAGCTGAAATTCCTTCATAACAGAGTATTAAAAGATGGCACTTACTAGACTAAAAAACGTCTTTACATCAAAAACTGGACGTTGCTTATACGTCAACTCTGATGATTTCGATGCATCAGATAGTTTTGACAATAGAGGTAACTCTCCTAACCGTCCTTTCAAGAGTATTCAGAGGGCGTTAATTGAGGCAGCAAGATTTTCATACAAGAGTGGTCAGTTTAATGATACATTCGAGTCATTTAGTATAGTATTATATCCTGGCGATTATGTTATTGACAACAGACCAGGCACAAACACATCTGGACAGGCATTTATCCCTGCTGATATCGCTGAATTAAGTGCATCAAGCGATGTTGATCTAGTAGATGCTAGTGGTAATATAAATCCAAACAACGTATTATACAGATTTAACTCAACAGAGGGTGGTGTAATAGTTCCTAGAGGAACATCTATCGTAGGTATGGACTTACGTAAGACAAAACTGCGTCCTTTATATGTTCCTGATCCTACATCTGGATCAATACCTGGCAGTGCTATCTTCCGTGTAACTGGTGGATGTTATTTCTGGCAGTTCTCATTCTTTGATGGCATATCAGGTGGTGTATACAAAGACCCTGCACAACCAAGTGCATCATCACCTCCAACATTTTCACACCATAAACTTACTTGTTTTGAGTATGCCGATGGTAAAAATATATTAAGCAGCACAAATGGCACAGATGGTAATGCATTATCAGTTAGTGATTTGCAATTATATTATCAAAAGGTAGCAAAAGCATGGGAAGATATTCCTGATAGCACAAGTGTTATATCTGCTGACGAACTACAGGCAAGGGTAGAAGAGAATAGAATCGTAGGTCCTAACACAGCAGGTCCTAAAACAATAGGTAGTGTTGTTACTGACTTTGTTAGCACAAACGTATTCACTACAACCGCAGAGGTCACAACATCTGATGCTCACGGATTCTCAGTAGGAACTCCTGTATTAGTTGAAGGTATAACTGGAACTGACGCATCAAGATTTAATGGATCGTTCTTTATTAGTGCGATACCTACACCAACAACATTTAGATATATTATCAAAAATCCTAATACAGGTGCACCATCTGGTAACCCAACTGCGGGTGGATCAACGGTGAAAGTAGAAGTTGATAACGTTGATAGTTCATCACCATATATTTTCAATATATCTCTACGTTCTACATGGGGTATGCAGGGTATGCATGCTGATGGTAGTAAAGCAACTGGATTTAAGTCCATGGTTGTTGCTCAGTTTACTGGTGTATCACTACAGAAAGATGATAATGCATTCATTAAGTGGGACGGATCTGCATATGTTGCAGGATCACACGTTGATGGAGACAGTATATACAAAGCAAATTATAGAAACTTCCACGTAAAAGCATCTAATGATTCTGTTATTCAGGCGGTGTCAGTGTTTGCTGTTGGATTTGCTGATCACTTTGTTGCTGAGTCTGGTGGTGATCAATCTATCACCAACTCTAACAGTAACTTTGGTTCATGTGCATTAAGAGCAAAAGGATTTAAGTCAGCACCATTTACGCAGGATAAAGCTGGAACTATAACACACGTTATACCTCCACAAAAACTTGCAAGAACCTTTGCACTTGTAAGTGGAACCACATTTACTACCACATTTGATAGTATTAGTGTATCTGCTACGAATAATACTCATGGCATCGTAGCTGGTGACTATGTAAGATTTGAGACCTCTGATAACATAGAATCATATCTTGTCACTGCAGTCAATGGTACAAATGGAAATTTAACATTAAATAGAGGATATAGAAATTTACATGGTGCAACAGCTGGTTCTGGTAAGGCAGCATATAAAGGAACTATTAGTGAGATACCTGTTGGTTATGTTGCACTTGACGTACAAAAAATACAAGATAATGCGTCACAAGGAAATGCAAGTTGGGCAATCAACCAGTCTGGTATACAAGTTGGTGATTCCAGAGTCAATGGTGGCAATGCATACTTAGCAACAGCAGTTGCAGGATCTGGATCAACAGCAGGAGCAGGATCAGGACCTACACATACATCTGGAGTCGTCGTAGATAATGAAGTTACATGGGCGTATATTGGTGCAGTCAACACTAGATTATATCTCTATGGTTATACATCTATTGCAACTAAACCTCCATACAAACTACAAGGTTTCAGTATTGGTGCTAGAAAACAGGATAAGTTATACGTATCATTGATTGATGGTAGCACACAAAATACATTTTCAGCTTTAGTTACTCCTGATGGTAGTGCATCACCTACAGATTCAGTATATACCAACGTAACACAGCAAGGATTTACACCTGGTGATACTGGTCACCCATTGCAATATGATACTTATCATCAAAACTGGTATATTAGGGTAACTGCTGCTACATCTGGTGACAGCACAGTTAATGGCACTACAGGATATAAAGGCATACATTATCACTTAGGTAATGAATCATTCTATGCTAACTCACTATTCACAGGTTCATCATATACACAACGTATTGCTGATAACAGATCATCTAGAGATAGAACTTATAGAATACGCTACACTGTAGATAACTCTGCAAGTTTGTCAAGAGAACCTATCAATGGTTACGTATTCCAAGTAAGAAACAGTGTTACAAACTATAGTAATGTCTACTACATCTATGATATACAAGTAGAACAAGAACTTAAACAGTCAGTTCAAGATGGTATTTACTATTTGACACTATTGAAAGGTAGTATATCACCTACAAATGGTAACTTATCACAGTTCTCATTTGCACAAAACATTAACAACTTATATCCTACCTTAGATAAGGATAACCCAACTGAAGATCCTGATGCAGCAACCTCTGTTGCAAGTAATACTACTGTTGGTTTAGTTGAGACTACAAACGGATCAGGTGTAGAGGATCTATCTCTATCAATTACTAAAGAAGCGGTAAATTCATACATTGAGGAAGGTAATAACTCATATACAAACTCTGGTGGATCTGGTAACCCTGCACAAACAAATTATATTACGTTAGAAGCACGTGATGGTGATGCATCTGAAGTTGACCTAACACTACGTATGGTACCAGTCAACAATACAGGTGGTACAGCAACTGAACTTAGACGACCTAGTATTTTAAGATCTGGTAACCATACATTTGAATATGTTGGTTTCGGTCCTGGTAACTACTCTACTGGTCTACCTTCAGTCCAGAACAGAGTTCTTACTGAAGCTGAGACGTTACTAGCACAGTCACAGAAGGAAGACGGTGGTATCGCATTCTACTCTGGTCTTAACAGTAATGGTGACTTGTTTATTGGTAACACTAGAATCTCTGCTGTTACTGGTGAGGAAGCATCACTTGATACTCCATCACTATCAATCGTTGGTGAAACTGCAAACTTACGTCCTGTATTTGATGAGATCATCGTTAGGGATAAGATTACAGTTGAGAATACACAGTTAACCAGTGTATTCAAGGGTAGTGTTGAGGTCAATGAAGATGTATTAATAACTAAAGGTCTAGAAGCTGCTGATGTTACAATCAAAGGAGAGGCATCAAATAATCAAGCAACTAAGAAATTTGATGTAGTAACAACAACACCTAGCACCAACGCTGCTGCAAACGCAGGAGATATCTCATTAAGAGGAAGTTTCAGCAATGGAAATTATCTTGGATGGTATTGGACAGGTGCAGCATGGGCAAAGTTTGGACTAACTGACACTGGTAACTTATCAATTACAGGTGGTAGTGCATCTGGTTCTACATGGACTGATGGTGCAGGAGACTTACAACTTAAGAACGGTCTAGGTCTTGACATACAATCAACTGGAACATTAAATGTCAATAGTGGTGCTACTACACTTGGTGGTAACTTGACAGTATCAGGAAATAGTGAGTTCAATGGCACAGTTGATGTTGATGCAAACTTCGCAGTCAGATCTGGCACAACTGATAAATTTACAGTCGCATCAAGTTCTGGTAATGTATCTACATCTGGAACATTGACAGTTACTGGACAGACTGATTTAAACGGACATGTTAATCTTGGTAATGGCACAGGTGATAACATATCAATTGTAGGAAGAATAGATACAAATCTAGATCCTGATTCAAACAATAGTTATGATGTAGGAACTAATGCACGTAAGTGGAAAGATGGTTATTTCTCAGGAACAGTTACTGCACCAACATTCTCTGGTAATGTAGATGCAGGATCTGGAACATCTACATTCCAAAACGTAACAGTCAACGGAACATTATCTGCAGGAAACTTAACAGGTAATTCTGATACAGCAACTGATCTTTCTATTAACGCAACACAAAGACTTCTCATTCAGACAGGTAACAATGCTACTGGTGTATTAGCAGCTGGAACTAACAACTATGTTCTAACATCTAGTGGATCAGGATCAGCACCAACATGGGAACAAGACTTTGCGGGCAATGCTGCTAGTGCAACTCAGGTATATGTTAATGAATATACTAACGATTCTACTCAAAGACCAATTTTATTTGCATTCTCTAGCAACACTGCTAACTCAGGAAACCGAGATATAGGTAAAGATCATACACATTTGACATGGCATGGTCAGGAGAACAGGTTGAGATGCCCTAATATTACTCTTTCAGATACATTAGATGCAGATAGTGTTCAAGCAAATACATTTGGCACATCATCACAAAACGCATATGGTGCAAGAACAGTGTCTACTGGTAACCCCTCTGGTGGAAGCAATGGAGACATCCACTATAAAATTTAATTTTTAATTATGTCAATACCTTATAGTAATGCAATCGCACAAGTGCTCGACAAGCATCTTCGTATCCGTCATAATAATTCATGGCAATATGTTGAAGATGTAAGAATACGTCATAATAACACATGGGAAGATGTTAAAGAGGTATACATTCGTCACAGTGGTTCATGGCATCTAGTTCATGAAGGTGAGCATTTCTTGTTCAACCACACATTGAATAGTAATGCACAAAATGAATTTAGTTTAGCAAGTTGGATAAGTAGTCAAGGTTACAGTGGTAACAAGATAAAAGGTGCATTGACAGTCAATAACCTTCAACAAAGAGTTAACTTAGGTAACTTCTCATCTGACTCAAAAGTATATCTTAGAATTAATAACAATAAAAGAATATCTGGCAAAGGTGGTAATGGCGGTCAACGTGGTCAGAACTCAGCATCTAATGGTCAGAACGGACAACGTGCACTATATACTAGAACACCATTTATTATAGACAATGGTGGCATCATCGCAGGAGGCGGTGGTGGTGGAGCTGGAGGTCGTAATGGCACGATTACTCAAACCGTACAGGAAACAAATAACTGTATGAAAGGCAACCAGTGTACCAATCAGTATGACGTCACTAACAACACCAATGGTGGTGGAGGTGGCGGTGGAGCTGGTTATCCTGGCGGTAGTAATGGTGGTAATGGTTCACAAAATGGTCAGTCAAATGGCGGTGGACAAGGTGGTAACAATGGTGGTGGATCTGCCAGATCTGGTGGTAATGGTGGTGGTCTTGGTCAAAATGGTTTCAATGCACAAAACAACCAAGGTGGAACACGAGGAACCGCAGGAGACGCTGTTAATGGATGGTCTGAGAGAATATCAGGAAATGGTTCTGGTAACGGAGACCTCCGTGGTAACACAACAAATTAACTTAGGAGAATTATTATGTCACTAGAAGACATAGACCCACAATTTAGATTAGATGCAGAGGTAGCACCAACTTTTGTCGTGAAGAATTACGACATTGACACTGGGGAGTTCCAAGTATTCTATAATGATGGTACACTTAAAAATGATGAGTGGTATGGTCCTTTGTTTATGGATTTAGATTCTATGAGACCAGACCATGAAGAACCCATAAGATTTCAAATTGCACAATACGTATATAACGCTGTTGAAAGTTCAAGATTAGCAGAGTGTGATATGGATGGTAGTAAGCAAGTGTTAGCACAAATGATGGGTATAGAACAAAAGGTAGATATGATAGAGTTGATGAAGCATCAACAGAATCAAGCAATAAAAGAGGAGACACACGTGGATCCTACATTATCTGCAGCACAAATCGTCAATATATTCAGTGAAGATGACTTTGACGAGCAGTTTGAGGCACTTAGTGCTGAACTAGCAGAGGACTAATATGCAAGAACTTGCTACTACACAAGACGCGAGAATATCTCAATATTCATTTGGACAAAGT